CCCCGCCGTTTCTGCTGTGGCTGTTACTCCCTCTGCCCTGACCATGGGTAAAGGCACAAGCACCCAGTTTGCCGCCACGGTAACGAATGCCGGTTTTGCGTCTACTGGGGTAACTTGGAGCATTTCGGGCCAGAAGAGCGCCAACACCCGAATTGACGGGCAGGGGCGGCTTTACATTGCACAGGATGAGAGCGCAACAACGATTACTGTAAAAGCTACCAGTGTATTTGATACCGGTAAATCTAATACTGCTACCGTAACTGTGAGTGCATCTTAAAGAAAAGGGGGAATAGGTAATGCCGGGGAGTTTTACCAACCCGCCCTATACCCCGCAAAATGAAGTTTACACTTTAATGGGCATTGAACTTTCAAATAATTACCAGGACACCTATTTATTTGATAGTATCAATGCCCAAACTTCATTTTTCACGGGGAAAGCAAACGAAAGTGTAGACCATTACACGAATGTAACACCGTTCAAAATTAGTGATGGTTTCATTTTGTTACCCAACACAATAGAACACTTTAATAGCTATAACTATCTGATGATGAAAAACACAGATATGTATAGCGGCAAATGGTACTATGCTTTTATAACTTCATGTGAAATGGTAAACCCAGGAGTAACACGTATAAATTTTGAATTGGATGTAATACAAACATATCAATTTAACTGGAACTTGCATCAGTGCTTTATTGAAAGATGCCATGAATTAACAGACAGCCCAGGAAGCAATATTCTTGACGAGGGATTAGAGTTAGGCGAGTATATTATAAATGACGCAAAACAAACAGATAAATTCGATGATTATACAATATGCGTAGCCTGTACTATGAATAGTACATTAGTAGATACAACAGGAGGATATTTTAACGGGCAGTATAGTGGATTAAACATTATTTCTTTTGACAGTGCAAGCGAAGTAAACGACTTTATTTCATCCGCTACAGAAGCTAATAAATTAGATGGTATTGTAGCAATATTCCAAATGCCCTCTAATTTTGTACGTAGTAAAAGCAATTCTCCTTCTACAAGCGGTGCGGCAGATGATGTATATACGTATAATGTAACGAGTTTAACTTTAGATGGATATACCCCCAAAAACAAAAAGCTATTGACATATCCTTATAAGTTTTTACACGCCACAAATTTTATGGGAAACAGTGCTGATTATCATTACGAATGGTTTGCAAGCCGTCCTCTGTATCCTACAACTAGCCCTAGGCAAGTAAAATTTGAAATCCGTTGTTCTATGGAAATAAACCCCACTGTAAAAATTATTCCTACTAATTATAATGGAATGGACGGAACTTCAATAGGGACGTTAAATAATGTTGACTATGGTTTAACGCTATCTGGTTTTCCTCAATGCTCTTGGGTATCCGATACCTATAAAGCCTGGGTTGCCCAGCAGGGCACAGTTTCGGCCTTTGGTATGGATTTTTCCGGGGTTGACCTTGGTTATATGTCCCAGGGTCTGGGAGTGCTGGGGAGTGCGTTATCTCTTAATGTTGGCGGCGTAGCAAGTGGCATTTTAGGCATTGCCCAAACAATGGCAAAGCAAAACGCTACAAAAAGCCTACCGCCCCAGGCGCACGGCGAAAACGCCAACGGCGTACTTTTCCAGTTTGGGCTTAAAGATTTCGGTTTCCAAGATATGAGTATTAGGCAGAGTTACGCAAGGGCAATAGACGGATATTTCGATATGTTTGGATATAGTCACAAGCGTACAGAATCCCCCGTGACCTATTTAAATAGTAGGCCTTTTTGGAATTACATTAAAACGCAGGGCATTTTAATTAGTGGCAATTTTAATAACGATGTAGCCCGGAAACTCGAAAGCATTTTTAATAATGGTGTGAGGTTTTGGCATGGTGATTATATCGGGAATTATAGCCTACATAATGTCCCGCAGGGAGGTTAAACAATGGGCAAGAAAAAACGCCCCGCCGGTCTGCCAGGTATGCCCCGGCGAATTTGGGCAAGCGCAGAACTAAACAACTATACATTTAATGATTTCTATTTTAGGCTAAAAGCTATCGCCCTATCAAGGTTTGAATGGCTTAATATGCCAGATACCGTTGATATAAGGTTTCTGGAAAGGGCGTTATTTGAGCGGGGACAACTAACCTTTTTCAAGGATGAAACCCTAGGCTATTTGGCCCTAAATTCTAACCTTGGTGGACAGTTAAATGTATATGACATACCGCTTGTACGCCAAGTGTATACAAGCAATGGAACATATACCGCACAGTTAAGCCCGATAAACAGTGTAATAATTTGGAACAACTACTTACACACTCCAACAGAAATGACTACCCGCCTTTATGCGTCCCGCCTGTATGAAATTCAACGGGCTATTGACGTAAATATTAAAGGACAGAAAACACCTAAAGTAATTTTAACCCCACAAAGCCAGCGCCTTACCATGCAAAACCTTTTTATGCAGTATGATGGAAACGAGCCTTTTATTTATGGTGATCCGGATATGCTAACGGAATCTAAAATAAACGTGCTTGACACAACGGCCCCTTATGTAGCAGATAAATTAAATGTACTGAAACATGATTTAATGAATGAGTACCTAACCTTCCTGGGAATCGAAAATAGTAACCAAGATAAAAAGGAAAGGCTAGTGGCTGATGAAGTAGCCAGTAATTACGGCGCTGTTGAAGCGCAAAGAAACGCTTTTCTTGACAGCAGAAAAGAAGCGTGCAAGCAAATTAACTCTATTTTTGGGCTTAATGTAGATGTACGCTTTAAATCTGATGTACAAACAACGGTAAATGCGCCAAACATGGAAGGAGGGGAAAACGATGGCGAAGTATACAACCCAACTGAGGACGATAATTGAATACAACAGTACACCAGGAAAACCAATTACAGACAGGATTAAGGAAGCCGCTCCTAAAATCTTTGACTTTGATTTTCCTATGTGGCTGGAAAGCTATCGTGAAACCCTGGAATATAAAATTTTATTGCATTACTTTTCAAACGAAATTGGTTTTGAAACGGTAGGGTTGTGGAAACTGTATTTAAATCAGCGCTTAAATGAAATCATGCCATATTATAATGACGTGTACTTAACTACTACAGACAAATTTAGTAGTGCTTACGACATGGACGTAACAGAAACATTACAGCGTACTTTGACAGGAGCCGACAACACCAGCACAGAAGTAAACGGAGAAAGCACAGACACCACGACAACAACCGCAACAGACAACACACAACAATTAAATAGCAATTATCCGCAAGCACAAGTTGAGGGTAACCAAAACAATCTATTTTACGGAACTACCGGCACAAATGAGGACGCAACTAGTAATAGCAACACGCAAAATCAAGGTACTAATAGCACCACCAGCAAAAGCCAGGGCAATTCCCAGACAACCGAACAGCACACAATACAAAGAAAAGGTATCACTGGAAGCCGTACCCCTTGGGAAATTGCGCAAAGTTACCGCAACAGCATTATAAATATAGATGTACAAGTAATTAACGCTTTAAAAGATTTATTTATGATGATTTATTAAGGGAGGTTTGTAAAATGAGCTATAACATTTGTAGCGATTTTCGTTTCTGGTGCCAAAAGGTACTACCTCTTGTATATGATGAATCTTTATCATATTATGAGGTTCTTTGCAAGCTAACAGAATATATTGTAAAAATGTTTGAAACGCAGGAATCTTTTCAAGAAAACCTAGATAAACTTGGAATGCGTCAAGAGCAAGTTGAGCAAGATTTTTCTACACTGAAAGACACGGTTACAGAACAGCTTAACCAGATGCAGAATCTGCTAAATGATATTAGGGACGGTAAATACGCAGACCTTTATATAGATAGTTTGCAAGCATACATTGACCAGAACTTGCAAAACATGGTAAAGGGTATTGTGTCTTATGTTTCTTTCGGTTTAACTGCTAACGGGTATTTTGCCGCTTATATTCCCCCTTCCTGGGACTTCTTGGGGTTTGATACTGTCCCCTATGGGGAGCCTTTAGCGGGCCATTTGGTATTGCAATGGTAAATGCTTTATGCTATAATGGAGGTGAAAAAGATGGAGGAAAAAACCTGGAATCAATTCCTACTACTTGAAGATATTGTAAATTTATATGATAGTGGAGTTGCCCCCGGTTTTTGCTACCTTGCTAACACCACAAGAGAGGAGTTAGGGCTAAATGGCTAATGTATACGTAGGCTTTCGCTATATACCTCTTTTTTGTGGTGAATGGGATAACTCGAAAGGGTATGAAGCCCTCAGCGTTGTAACCCATAATGGCGGCGGTTATACCTCAAATAAACCTGTTCCAGCAGGAATAGAACCGGGCGCAGATAATGGGGAATACTGGGCATATACGTATAGAGCAGGCGGCGAAGCTAGTGCAATAGAGTGGGACAACGTACAGAATAAGCCATCCACCTACCCCACCACATGGGAAAAGGTGGACGGAAAGCCCAGTGTTTTCCCCACTAACTGGGAAAATATTGAAGATATACCCGCATACTTTCCCACTACCTGGGAAAATGTGAGTGGAAAACCTACCTCTTTTCCCACTACATGGGGAAACGTGGAGGGTAAACCCCAGACTTTCCCGCCCTCTACACATACACACGAGATTTCACAAATTGACGGGCTAACAGATGAACTAGAAACTATTAGTGATAGCTTAACTGCTATCAATAACACGCTAAATTCCTATGACGGGGAATTTTCCGCACTTGAAAAAGAACTAACCAGCATAAACAATACGGTTTCCACACTTTCCACAAATCTTTCCACATTGGAAACCACTGTGGCGGGGAAGGCAAACGCTGACCTTTCCAACGTATCAAACGAGGATTTTTCCGCAAAAGCCGCCGCCGCTGGAGTAGGAGGGGGTGGCGGGGCTTCAACCTGGGACGAAATCACCGGAAAGCCCGATGTTTTCCCCACAAACTGGG